GTAATTCCTGTAAAGTTTTTCCTAGTTCTGTTGCGAGAAAAAATTCAAAATTTATCCAATTATCTCGCGATATTATTTTTTTGCTGTATCAACATTTAATTTTATATCAAACATAAATAATTCAATTTCGTTCAACACATTTTCTGGAAGTTCTCTTTGTAGGTTTGGCGCGTCTGCGGGTGCAAATGCCTTTGACCCATCTTCTAATTCTGCATTTTTACAAAGAAGATAAGTTGATATTGTCAAAGCATCATCTGTATTTGCGGCACCTTGAGCGCGAACACGATCATCCCTTGTTAAAGGTTTAAAATATAAATCGACAATTTTTTCGCCGTTTTTATTTTTAAATTCGTATTTTCTTCTAGCTGTCATCTGATCTTTATAAGATTCAGTTAACAGGTCAATAGTTCTTTTTTGCATTGGTTGATTAGTTGACTAATAAACTCAATGTATCAGATAGCGCTTGTTATGGTACCACTTGTTATAAAACTGATATTTATTATTTGAACTTCGCCAAGTGTTGCGCCATATTCTGCGTTTGTAATAATTCCCGCAAAGCTAATTTTCTTTGCTGAAGTTGATGAATCAGGAAATAATTCAAATAATGCGTCAGCATTATCGCCTGTGGTTAAAACATCATCAATAAATGTTGTATAGCCTGCGCCTGTTTCTGATGGATTATAAAGAAGTTCTGCTGAACCTTCTCCCGCTATTAAACCGCCGATGTTTGTTTTAAATGTGTCACCTTGTTTTGTTGTTTCCATCGTGTCCTTTGTTATAGACAAAGACCATGATCTTGTTTGTCCAACGTCAGCTTCGGTGCCACCCGCATTTTCAAACATGATTTTTCCAACATCGCCCTTGATAGCCATAACAAAAAAAGAATCTATTTATAAATATATTAACTCTTATTTGTTTTTTTTACATCTTTTTTTAATTTTTCTTGCTTTTCCATATATCGCTTACAACGCCCATCCCAATAAGCGGGGTCACGGCGACCCTTTACAGCTTCGATTGCATCAAGCATTTTTTCTGTAATTTCCATTAAAGTTCCTCGAAAATTTCAAAGGTCATTCGCAGTTGTGTTTGGAATTGACCTTCTGGGTTTGGATTGTCTACGACCTCCGGCCCAATCGGGGCGTCAAAGATCACATTAGAAACTGTAATTCGATTGTACAAATCCCGCAACCTTTTGCCGATTGTGTAGTTATCGCCTGAACCTACTCCCTGCGGGGTAAAGATATTAAAAACAACAATTCCATTTACGCGGTTCAATCCGTCCGCATTTCCTTGCGTTAGATAATTACTTTCGCCAAATGTTGTTAAACATTGAACAAAGGATGTTACTGAATTACTATCAAACGACATATTATGAAAGACAACAGAAATTGCGGGGCTACTGGCAAGCTCTGTCGCAACTCTAGCTTCAATTGTTGCTCTTACTGTATTTAAATCAATAGCGGCCATTATGTACCCCTTATTTGTTTGTAAAGGTCTTGAATTTCGTTTGCAAGTTCTTTTGCCAACAAATCAAGATGTTTCGCCTTCAATCCTTGATTGCTTCTATAAGTTCCACCCCAAGACGGCGGCAAACTTGTTCCAAACATAACAGGTTCAGCATATGGAACATTATTGTGAATATGATATTTTTTTCTAAAATTTTCTTTTCCTAGTTGGTAATTCAAAGGCTTTGGCGGTCTTATAACAGTTCCTTTACCTGATGAACCATATTTGCCTTTTGGGGCGGGTGTGCCGCTTTCTGCGTTTTCTCCTATCTGCCAAGATACAGCAAGCCTTCCAGAATCTACAGGCGAGCCTTCTTTGACAATACGATCTCCCGTTAATACGGCAACAGATAACAAAGTATTAATTTGTTCCTCTGAATAATCTCCAATTTGGTCAACTCGTATTCTTCTCATGTTCTTAAATAACAAACAAAAGTAAGTTTTTCATCGCCTAACTGATTTGTTTCGATTCTGATAATTGAATAGGTAACAGAACCAACAATAACTTTATCTTTTGTGGTTGGTGTTGAAGAAAGACTTGCCGCGGCAATTTGAATTTTCTTATCTGTTGATTCAATTAATTCATTAACTTCGCGTAAATTTATATCCTCTAAAACCCCTTTGATTGATGTATCTGTATTTGTTTCTGTAATGACACCTGTTGTTGTGTTATATGAACCCGCAGAAACAGATCGAAAAGTAACATCAGACGAAAGTTTTTTATTTGTTAAAACTTTTTTTAAAGCTGAAGATAAACCCATTAGATTTTATAAGCTATGCAAGCGCCACTTGATAAAGTGATACTTGTAAACAATCCGTAAATAGTTTGACCCGCAAGAAAAGTTTCAGAATCAATTGAATTTCCTGAATAATTATGCGAAGCCGTATTGATCTGTGTATCTTCTTTAAAAAAAATACTTTTAAATCTGCCTGTATGTGCGGCTGTGTCTGTGATTAGCTCCCCGCCAAGTGTGTAATCTGGGTCAGCGTTGTACATTGATTAACTCCTTTTGATTGAAATGTTACCCGGCCCACTTATTCGCAAGCCTGTGAAATAGCGTTCAAATAATGGCGGAACCCTATCAGCGCCAGTTGACCCATAAAAATTAGGCGTAATATTTACAGACCCAACTTGAACATTTGAAAAATCTTCAAGTCCACTTAATCCTAATCCATCCCGATTATTATTCAAATAAACAGCCAATATTGCCTGCGCTCTTTTTACCTGATCTGGAATTTCTGTATCTGTAAAATAATCTGTTGAAATGCGAAAAGGGAATCCGACAGCATATGTATTTACATAAGTGTCTGGTTTTCTAACTCCTGTTCGCGGCCATTGTAAAGCCTGTGTATCTGTTGCTCTTGCCCCAAGAAATCTTTCGCGATCAATCCTTACAGTTGCGGTGTAAAGTGCGCGATTTTTATTATCATTTGACGACCCATCCCAAGCCGCAACATCGTCATCAAGAACAAGTCCTTCAATAATTGCGTTTGCGTCTGACAAAGTTAAATAACTATTTGCTGACGCGTCTCCCGCCGTTGCTGTTATGGTTATTGCCATTTTCGACCTTAGATTTGGGTTTACGTTTTTTTGTTTTAGTAGGAAAAGAAGCCACCGCAACGGCAGCTTCTTTCTCCCTTATTCGCTTAAAAGCAAACAATCCCATTAACTTGAAGCACCTTTAAGGGCAACAAAGTTAATTACAATTGCTTCACTCAATGAACCGCCAGAAACGTTTGTAACTGTGATTTCAAAAGAGCCTGCCGCGATTGCTGTGACTCCTACCAAGTAAGAACCCGCAGTTCCGCCAGAACCATGATTAACAACGACAACATCAGTTGCAGCGATTTTATCGTTTGTAACTGTGAAGCTTGCTTCGCCTGCGGCGCCAAGCGCAGCGTTGTTCATTGTGATCTGACCTGACTCTGTATTAAGAGTCACACCTGTTGTTTTGTTAGTTGCTTGGGTAACAGTTCCGCCTGTAGTTGGGCCGGCTAGTTTTCCCGCACTAACTTCAAATAAAGATGGCATAATTAGTTACCTCTAGTCTTGATTAGATACGTTGGTAATTCTTACGATACCAATGTTCTTTGTTTCGTAGACCTTCGACCAGTTGCCTACAGTTTCAAGTTGCGCTCTTGTTGGGTTTGTAGTTGTTACAGCCCACTTACTTCCGACAGGATGATATGTGTAATGTAAATCAATAGACATAGCATCAGACTTTGCGAGAATGTCGCGGTCTGTTTCTGTGGTTAACCCTGCCTGCTGGCCCGATGCAACACTTCCCGCCGTGAACGCATATGTACTGTATTCCGTAGAAGCGCCTGAACCTGTGGTTGGTACGTCATCCGAAACAATTACCCGCAGCCCCATGAATGTTGGAACTGTTGGGCTACCGAAAGCGTTTGCAGTTGTACCAGAAGTCGCTGAAGCGTCAGCATCGCCATTGTTGTCATAAATACGATCAATAGCGTTTCTTTCTAGTAGGTCATAATAAACCTTACTGTGCATTGCTAAAGCTGTTAGCTTGTCGCCTTGATCTCCAAGAATCGCTCTTGCTCTTGCAATATGGCGTGGGGATAATGCTGTTGGGGTATCACTTGATTCAGAATCTAAAGTTAAGCCAAAGAAAGCTGAGTTG